CGAGGTCAACTCGGCATCATTAGCGCCGGGTACGGCAAACCAATGCGTCAAGGTTCTGCCCTGTAATGTCAGTCCGAGCGACGAAGTGCCGTCGAGGATTGAAACTAATTCCTGTTCTCCTGATCCGCTGACGGTTTTTGCAAAGACATGATACTCGCCATTGGAACATGCAACGCTGACAGCGGCTTCTCTGTCAGTAGCGACATTCGCCATCATTACGACGCTATCACCGCTTGCTATCTGCTTGGCATAGGGCAGAGGTGCAGGAAGTCCCGCAGCGCCGCCGTTGGTGCTTCCACCGCCCCCAATTGGGAGGGCCAATTTTATTTTTCCGGCACTTTGAACAAAGCAGTATGTGGCGTCAGTTTCTGTTTGAATTCCCGCGCGAGCAGCAACGAACTGTCCGTGCTGCTGAGTGGCGAAGGTCCCGAAGACTTGAGCGCTGCCAACAAAATTTGCGTCGGTAAGTATCGCTTCCTCGGTCCCTTCGGTTTGGGCTGTGTTCAGAAGGGGCACAGTGCCCCCTCGAGTGCTCGTGATTGAACCGTATGCATTTACATTCGCCATTCAATCACATCCTCACCGATTTCCCGAGAACGGGATGAATAATATTTCGTGTCACGCTTGATAGTGGCTTGCGTAGCAATTTCCTGCCAACCGAAAATCCGACCGAGGTCACGAAAGCAGAAAATGCCATTGGCAAAATATTTGCTTGGAAATTGCCCCCCATCGTATTCAATGCGAGGCTAGGTTCTGTGAAGATATCACCGAGCGAAATTTGACCGGTTCCCGTTGATATCATGCCGCTGGCGAGATCCGAGTGACTTCCGATTCCTACATTCCCGCTGGCTTGCTTCCAACCGATGTCGGTTGCACCCCCGAGGAATTGCGCTAAATTGCCTCCAGTGACACCTTCGCTGAGGATGCTAGCGTAGGTCAGGGCTTCGAGCCCCGATAGGATAGAGAAGGTCTTTCTTCGGCGTCGTGATTTGTTCCGTCTGCGCGGCATAACTTGTATGTGATAAAAAACTCGGTAATAAATTATCAGGTCATTCTAAGCGAATTTACCGTCTTGGCCGCGATTGGTCACAGTCGCTTCAAGGGGTGTTGATCTCATCCGTTCGGTGATGAATTGGGCCATCGCCGCTTGTACGGGGTTAACGGGTTCAAAATCCCCCCCTGCCTTTTCGAGGACGCTCTGAATCGCTAGGGCAATTCGACTGTCTAGGTCTTCGACGGCTTCGGAAAGAAGCATCGAGACCCGAGCCCCCACCCAAACGGTGATGAAGCAATTGAACCCGACCAAGAATACAGTGATTAACGCCCAATCCATCCCCCCTTGGAATGCAACCCGGACCTTAACCATACCCAAAGTGGCCATGACCGGTTTTTTCGGGCCCCAGATAGATAGATAGATAGATTTCTTGTTATTAGTTTAGTAATAGTATAGAGAATTATGAAAATAATAGGTTCATATGCTCGCTTACAGTCGCGAGGTGCAGCGGGGCCGACCCGCAGCAGGTGAAAAAATGACCAAGACCGCATATGAAGACAGAAGATTCGCGGCTAAGACCCGCCGCGTCATTGAGCAAGCAAACGAAATTATGGACGAATACGGAGGATCGTTGACTCTGCGACAACTGCACTATCAGTTCGTCGCCAGAGACCTATACGAGAACACGCAGCGTAATTACAAGAAGTTGGGAGATATCATCCGAAACGGCAGAATGGCCGGCCTCGTTGATTGGGACAGCATCGAAGACCGGACTCGAGGCCTCTATGGAAAGACCACCTACGGCAGCCCATCAGAGCCAATTTCTCGACTAGAATATCAGTATGCCGAAGACCTATGGCGAACCCAAGAAGTTCGACTCGAAGTTTGGATTGAAAAGAACGCCTTGACTGGAGTTATCTCACCGGCTACAAGCCGAAACCGGATTGACTACTTCCCGACTATCGGCTACCCTAGTATCTCAGCCCTCAAGGAGGCTGCAACTCGGCTGAACAATTACAACAACCCCCCATCATGGAAGGCCGACGGAACAGTGCCTCAGAAGGTCGTTATTCTGTACCTTTCAGACCATGACCCGGAAGGAATGCAAATGCCCGAGAAGGTCGAGGAAACTCTGGCTACGATGGGCGTTGAAAACTTCGAGGTTAAGCGGATCGGGCTAACTCTCGACCAAGTCCGAGAATTCAATCCGCCGCCATCCTTCGCCAAGGAAACGAGCGCTCGATACACCGAGTATGTTCAGCGCTACGGAACCGACCAAGCGTGGGAATTGGACGCCCTGCAACCCGCAGTTATACAGGCTCTGATTCAAGAACAGGCCGACCATTATCGCGATGACGACCTCTGGGAAGTTGCTCAGGAAAACGAACAAACTTCGAGGGCTCGCATCGCGCAAATCTCGAACAATTACGACGGCATCGTTGAATGGCTCGATGAGGATGAGGATGACTATGACTACTGATCAGATTCGTATCTGTTGTTTCGACTGTGGGCTTGCATTTACGGTCATGACCGATAACCCGGAGGTGATACGCATCTTCGCTGAGAATGGATGCCTAAGCCCACAGTGTCAGGCCGTCCATGCGCTGCTCGTTTCAGACCGCGAGGATATAGACGAGGTGATGGGGTGAAACTTCGTTGCTCTTTCTGTAAAATCATCTTCGACTGTCCGGACTTCGAGCGCGTCGCTGACATTCAGCGCGAACAATGCTTCATCACTCGAAGCGGAATCACCCACAAACTTTCGGAGGTTCCTCAATGAGTCACATTACCTCAATCAGCATGGACGACGACTCCGCGCGTCTAGCCTCGAGGATGAAACGCGAGGGGAAGAATTTCAGCGCGTTCGTCCGAGAATGCCTTCATCTATACTACCGAGAAGACAACGGAGGCGAACATATTGGGCAGGTCTGCGAATGGGAGGATTGTGAGCCGTTCTGTCTTCCGACCAAGGCCCACTTTTGCCGAGTGTGTTGGCCCGTCGGAACTCCCGCCCTTGAGCATCTGGCTGCTGCTCGAAGCCATGTTGAGGAACTCCATGAGGTGAGGGGCTCGAAGCATCGAGGCTTTGTCAAGGATAACCTAATTCCTGATCTATGGAGGATGCTAGACGACGGGCAAACCGAGGCCGACCTTGAGCCAACGGTTCTCGAGTGGCTTCGAGAAAAAGCCGAGCATCACAACCGGTTCATCATGCCCCTCGAAAACCTCGAAATCGTAGGCAACGCAAAACCGGTCAAGGCCGAAAAGCCTCGGAAGGGGTTGTTGAAACGAATCTTCTCAGAAATAGGCCGATAGAGCCAATCTGAGACACTCTAACCCCTCATCCCGGCACTGAGTCAAGTTATCTCGACAAATGCCTGTATGACCCCACCCAGAGGGCGACTTTTTGGTCTCGAGACGAAATACGAGTCATGCGTCCGGTTGGAGCGCTGTTCCTAATCTGCGGAGGGTTGTGGTCAAGACCATGAGACCCGCTGTGATGGCTGTGTTGCGTTTGGTGTCGTCATAAACATCCTCGGCGATCTCTACCCCGTACGAGCCGAGTACGGCCCCTATGATTGCGCCCACAGGCCCGGCAACGCTGCCAATCAATGCACCCCCGCCAGCACCCGCCAAGTTCTGCAACTCAAGCCAATCCCCGACTTGACTCACAGTCATGTTCTCCGTGATGACTTCCCAATCATCTGGGAGCCAATTTGGCAACGCTAGACCCAACAATCCGGCGATTAACAGAAGTGTTGTGTTATCGTTGATGGCGGTGATAATTGGGGTGCTGACATTCCTAAAGGAATAAGCGGTCTCGGCCGATTCTAAGAGTTGGCGTTCCTTGGCTCCGAGGGTTATTCGATGCTCGACAACCTTCTTGCCATCCACAGGCAGGCGAGGCATTCAATCACAGATCCTCAAGAATACCTAAAATATTCACAACTAGGGCGGCGGTAGTTGCTGTGACCGTTGATATTGCAATCGTGCAAGGACCGGGGATGGGGTTGTTATTCCATGAGTTATTCTGCGGGACTATCACAGGTGTTCCAACAGTCTGAGTTCCTCCCCCCATCGGATAGAGCCAATTGATGCCGCCGGTTGAACCGTCCACCGTCGCATTCTCGACGCTCTGCGATGCGGGTATCAGATTGATGCCATAGCGTTCAGCCGCATCGCCGCCATAGTATGAAAGGGCTGAAACGAGTAATTTCTTACCCTCTGGAACGGCCCCGATGACGAAATTCTTTTCGCCATCGGATCCGGCCGGAACGGTTCCCTGCCATTGAACGCGAGTTCCCATACGCTCACCGCTTCTCGGCCCATCTGATGATTTCACGCATACGCTTGACACCCATCAATTCAGCCTCATAAAGGGTCTTGGTCGCTTTCTTGATAGAGGCCTTCTCGGACGAGTTCATAATTCCCATGCGAGCCTTAGCCCGTTTTGAAATCGCCATCAGGCATCACATCTGAAAACGAGTCTCGAATTCAGGGCCACCGGGATGCGGCAGGGTTGGAAGGTTGCAGCACATGCCCCCCCTCCCGCAGTGAATCCAACGGACCCTATTGGGACGCCTGAGCCGTCAAGCACATAGACGGGCGAGGTCAACTCGGCATCATTAGCGCCGGGTACGGCAAACCAATGCGTCAAGGTTCTGCCCTGTAATGTCAGTCCGAGCGACGAAGTGCCGTCGAGGATTGAAACTAATTCCTGTTCTCCTGATCCG